TGAAACCCCAGAACCACCACCAGAATCGGCAACCCATTCAAGATTTCCAGATGCGTTCTTTGTCAATTTTGTTGAATTTGCCGCAGTTCCGAAGTCCTTCGGATTGTGGATCTGGTCGTTTGTAAGATCTTTGTGAAGATTTGACATTTTTTTATTTTTTTGGTTGTTTGTTTTTTTCTTTTTTTGGTTTTGCAAATTGTGTTTGACAAACTGCAATTCTTTGTGCTACGTTTGGAAATTCAGTGATCATCACTTTGTCAGAAACACATCGTGAAATGAATTCTGATTTTTTTTCTTCTTTTTCTGGAAATGGCAATGGCATAATTTTATTTTTTTAGTAAATGATCATTCCATGTTGTTTTGACACACTTGATCCACTTGAACAAAGTGAAGAAGTTTCTGATCCATATTCTGGAAATTCAGATGAATTTTCGTCAAGAAAAACGATCAGTTCTTTCAACATCACTTTTCCTTTTCGATATGTGTCTTGTTTATAAACATTCAATTCCGTTGAAGACACCGCACTTGCAAATTCTGGAATGTTTGAAACGATTCCAGAAGACGTTGATTGATGTTGAATTTCAACAATCAATTCGAATCGTGTGAACCATGCTAGTGTCGGCATGATCCAGTCGTTCATCAAAATTATTTCGTCTGCGGTTTCAGTTCCGTTCTGAAATGCGTCTTTCAAATGAATGTAAAAGTCAGAACCGATTGATTCTTTCAAATGTGCGATTTCTGCAAGAACACGAATTTCAAGTGAAATCAAACTGACATCAGTGTTTTGATTTGTGAACGCAAAGTTGATCACTTGTGCACCAGTCAAAAAAGGTGCGTCCGCCATGTAGTTGTTTGTCAATGCCATAATTTTATTTTTTTGATGTTGATGATTCTTTTTTGATCAGTCCATTTCCATTGTCCAGTGGATCAAACCCCAGCATCACACGTTGTTCGTTCAATGTCAACACTTCTGATGGATTGATGTCTGACAAATATGAAATCGGTGGTTCATAAACAATTTGAAGATCATCAGCACTTAAAGGTGTTTGATCATTGATGATTCTTTTGATTTTTGCAAAGATCAATCCTTCAACATCTTTGATGATTGTTCCCATCACCATTTCCCATGCAACACGAATTTCATTTCCAGTGTTTCCAAGATTTCCAGATGAAACAATTCCAGACATTGCTGGTTGCCATCGATGTGAAGTGATGATGTTTTGACTTGTTAGTTTTTGCAAATCCATGAAAGATCCATCATTTGTGTCTTTCAACATTGTGATGTTTGCTGGTTTTGTGTCACCATTTTTCACAAGAAACAAGATCTTTGAATTGTTGTTTTTTCCAGTCCATTTTGCTTGTGCGTCCTTCACCAGCGTTTCCGCTTCTTCTTCACCCATGTCACCATTGATTTCAACAATTGCTGATGGCATGAAATTGTTTTCCAGTTTTGTGTTGTTATAAGATTGAAGAAGATGATCAATTGACAACCATCGAAGTGCCGCAATGAAATCTGGCATTCCGTAATAAGTGAAAGTCGGTTCGTAGTCCTTGAAATGAACAATCGAAGTGTTGTTCTTAAATTCTGGATATATAGGAACAATCACTTGATCTTTTTTTGTTGCATTGTAATTTGCCCAGTCAGAATGAATGTAAATGTTTTTTTTGTCTTTTCCGATTCGACATTTTGTCGCATCAATATGATAAAAATTCACACCACTTTTGTGACGAACAATTTGCAAATAAGCATTTCCGAAAGTGTAATAGTCCGAAATTAGTCGTCCGTAAACTTCACGCAATGATTCACCAGTGTTGACATTGTCAACAAAAGACATCAATGATTCTGATTCACTTTGAAATTCTTTTCCAACTGACAAGATTTTCTTTTGACCAAGAATTGAACGATGTGTCGGTGATTGTCTGGAAACTTCTGAAAGATAGTTCGGAAACAAATTGTTTGCACCGAAAGGAACATAAGGTGTCGGAACACCAGTGTTTCCACTCATTTCTTCGATCCGTTCTGGAACTGCAAGATTGATCACATCAAACTTTGCAAAACCAGTTGTTTCAACAATTTTATTGATCGTCTGATCCAGTTGTTTCTTCTTCTTCATTTGATTTCTTTTTTGATGGTTTTGGTGCTTTTGGTGCTTTTGCTTTTTCTTCAACCACAAAGTGACATTCATTGTCATGAAGTGATTTCAATTGTTTTTGTGAAACAATTCTTGTTTCATATTTTACACCACCGAAACGAAATGATTTTGAATTTGCAACTTCTTTTTTCAATTTATATTTTGCCATAATTTTATTTTTTACAAATTTAATAATTTTGAAACAAAAATGGTGACACCCCTTCACGAAATGTCACCATCTGAATGTTCATATCTTCACACACAACACCCACAAACAAATTTTTCTTCCTATTATACTGGAATCACGAAGTCCACCTCACGTGGATATTCACCTTGTTGTGTTGTCAATGAAATCGCAGTTCCATTTGCAGTTTGAAGTCCAGTTCCAGTTCCTTGTTCACCAGAAGTGAATTCCATGTATGCAGTTTCTTCAAAGATTTCGTCCCACCCTAAAATGAATCTGTATGTTTCCGCTGGTGTTGCACAATCGTCTGCATAAGTTTCAATGATCGCAGTGATTCCACAACTTGTTGCCAACATCATCAAATCTTCGTTCACAACACCAGTGATTTTCGGAATGTAAAATTCAAGTGAAACTTCCATCAATGTTGATCCGTTTTCCCTTGATGCGTTTGAAGTGAAACCAGCCGAACCTCTTTCAAATTCCCACACATAAAACACATCTGTTCCTGGATTCACCATTGTGATTGCAGTGTAATCGTGTGCAGATCCAGCAGTCAACGATGAAATTTTGTCAGTGTCAACCAACCAGATTTTTTTTATTCCACCACGTCTGTTTCTATCGCAACAAATAACGTCATGACCTCTTGTAATTCCCATAATTTTATTTTTTTATTGTTATTTATTAAATTAGTAACCTATCACAACCATTGAATCATGAAGAAATTGCATTCCTAGTTTGAAATATGATCTGACATAAACTTTTTCCGTCAAGTCATCATAGAACATTTTCATTTCACCTTCTGGATCAGTTGTGTCCGTCCCTACACAAAGATTTTGTTTTGCTACGTAACACGCACGAACATCATCAGTCAATGAAAGTTGTGTTGCTGCAACGTCCCATGTGTGCATCGGAACAACTTCGATTCCTCTGAATGTTACATTTCCACCATTTTTCAGTGCTTGATATGCAGCATCTGATGACGTTCCTTCAATGCTTGTCAAATAATCGTTATAAATTAAAGGTGAAACATAAATTGCCTTATCATTTGTCGGAACACCTTGAAGTGCTGATGGTGCTGTTGAATATAAAGACCTCAATGCAGCGATTCCATCACCAGCAGCAAATGCACCAGAATTAGGAATTGTCACTTTGTTTCCGTCAACTATTGTATCAGCGATCAATAATTTCCACCAACCATCTGCGGAATCATAACACGATTCGTTTGTTCCAGTATATCCAGTGTCACCATACCATGCTAATCTGACAACGTCTTGTGAAATACCTTGTCTGACATTTGCAAGAATTGTGTTCATCAAATCAGTTCCTTGAAGATCAAAGACGCTGATTCCATTTCTGAAAGATTCTTCAAGATAAGTTCCGAAGAACGCATCTTGACATTGTGAAACTGCGACACGCATTCTTCCAGCGGTGATCACCTTGTCGTTCACGTTGAAATCACCAGATTCTGCGTCCCCACAACCAGTGTATTTTTTCACGATGCACGAAAGTGCGTCCGCAGTATAAAGATTCATTTTGTGTTTTACGTTCGGAATCACTCTGAATTGCATGATGTCACTATCTCTGAAGATAGGTTCAAGAAATAACGTGCTGAAATTCGCACCGCTATAAGTTGCCGAAATGTTGTCAAGTGCTACATTTGCCATAATTTTTGATTTTTTTTGTTATTATTTTTATATTTATTATTTATGCTTTTCTTTGCAAACCCTTCAACATCGCATTGTAAAATGCAGAATTTTCATCAACAACTTTGTCAGTTCCGATGTTTGGATCTTGATCAGCAACAACATCTGTTTTTGTTGCCTTTAGTTTTGAAATTTCATTTGAAAGATTTTGAACTTCTTCATTTGCAGTTTCTAATTGACCAACCTTGTCTGCGATTTCTTCTTCTTTCATTCCCAGTTGTTCTTCGATCTTATGAACTGCATCTTCAAGATTTTTCACTTGATCTTTCAATTCTTCATAAGTTTTTGCCCAGTCAGTGTCTTCCGCTTCACTTCCATCTTCATCACCTTCTGCGTTTTGAATTGATTCATTTTGATTTTTGAAAAGTGATTTGATTTGTTCGATCAAACCTTTTTCTTCATTGATTTCGTTTGCCATGATTTTTTCTTCTTTTTTATTATTTAATATTATAGAATTGATTTTTTCTTCTGTTATATTGTTGAATTTTGAAACATCGTAATTGTTCACAATTTCAACTGAATCACTGACCATGTTTGCAAAACCAACTTGAAGTGTTTCATCAGCATTCAACCATGTTTCTGCATTCATAAGTCCGACAAGTGTTTCAATATCTTGATCAGATTTTGTTGCATAAATTTCAGCAATTTCATCACGTATTTTGTCAAGAACATTTGCAGTTTTTCGAAGTTCATTTGCATCACCACCAGCCATTGTGAAAGGATTGTGGATCATAAACAATGAATTCTTTGCCATTTCCACATCGTCACCAGCCATTGCGATCACCGATGCAATTGATGCGGCAATTCCTTCAACTTTCGTTGTGACTTTTCCTTTGTGGTTTTTTAAAGCATTGTAAATTGCAAGACCATCAAACACCGATCCACCAAGTGAATTGATGTGAACATCAAGATTTTTTCCTTTTACTTCACGAAGTTCATCAATGAAAGATTTTGCGTTGACATCGAACCCACCGATTTCTGAATAAATCCAGATTTCTGCGGTTTCTTTTGCTTTGTTGTTTATTTCGAACCAATTTTTCATGCGTGGCAAAAATACAAACACAATCTTTTTGTTCTTCGAAATTTACGGAAGTTTATTTTTTGAAAAGTTTTGATCTGGAAACTTGTTTCTTTTTTGCTTTGATGTTTGCATCTTTTCGAAATTTGTTTCTGTATTTATAGACAATGCCTTGAACTTGTCGATCAGACAGATCATAAATGATTGAAAGATCCATGAATGTGTGTGTCACATGTCCTTCATTTTCCACAAGAAGACGATCAAATTCTTTGATGATCAGATAATTTCGAACCCTTGTCGGTTCTGCAATTCCACGTTCAATCAAATGATAGACGATGTCTTTCGGTGTCGCATATTCACCGAACCTTGTCTGGATTTCGTTCCAGATCGTTTCAATGAAATCTTCAACATGTGTCACTTTGTTAGGTTTCGCCATTCTTTTTGAAGTTCAAACATCTTGTTCATGATTTTATTCACACACCCACCACAACCGAAAATGTTTTTTCCGACTTTTGCGTCAATATATTTGTTGAAAAACGGAAGAATTGCAAGTGCGTCTTTTTTATTATACATAAAACGACCACGTGCATCTTTTCTGATCTTCTTCAATAAGTTGTCAATTTCATTCTGATCATCAATTGAAACTTTGTCTGCAATTTCTTTCATTGTGAAGTGTTTTGTTTGTTCAAAAATACGTGGTTTTTTTATTCCGACAACTATCATGATTTTTTGTTTTTTAACATCACATTGTTCATTGTCACCATTTCTTGATCGGACATTCACCACCCATTTCTTTTGACATCAGTGTCTTTGCTTTTAAATTACACTTGCAAATTGAACATGAATCTGCATTGAAGATCCACAAAAATTTGTTTCTTCTGTTTTCACATGTTCTGCAAATTTTCAATCTTTGATCTTGAACTTCTTTTGTTTCAGTGATTTTCATTTTTTTTGTTTTTTAGAATGTCGCATGTGCTTCAATGTTTTTCACTGCAAGTTGTGAATCCGTCACGTCCGCTTCAACAAGATAAACCCTTTGATCAGATCTTTCAGTCAGTGCGTTTGACATTGCAAGTGATTGTTGTTCCATCATGTCAGTCGCCATCACCATTCCACCATCAGCAAATTTTCGTCCACCACCAGCAACATTCATTGAAGACAACATCGGTCGAAACATTGCAGTTGATTTCTTATTGATCACCGCTTCACCACCTTCAAGTTCAACAACACGACCACCCACCGCAAATTTTTCACCACCTTGTTTGTGTGATCTTCCATGAACCATTCCACCCATCGCAAATGATTCACCTTCAATTCCACCCAGTTCCGCAGTCGGTGGTGCTTGTGCGTTGATCGTTGAAATTTGAATTCCAGTCAATGCAACCATTGCCGCAGTCATGACACCTTTGATGATCGCATCAGCAATTGCGTTTCCAGTTGCAGAAGAAGACCAGATTTGCATGACCGCCATTGCACCAGCCATCAATGCTTGTGCCTTCATCATTTTCTTGTCACGATCGAATTGTGCAATTTTTAGATCAAGAATCTTTTTGTCATGTTTCTTTGTGATCGTTTCTTCCATTTTCGCTTGTTCTTCGGAAGTTGCTTGTTTGTATTTTGTCGTTTCTTTCAGTGCTTCAATTTCTTTGTTCTTTGTCCCTTCAATTCCTTGAATTTCTGCGTCCATTTGTGTGTGTTGAAGTTGATTCATTGCAGACATGATTTCCATCACTTGACCGACCGCCATTGAAATTGATTCAACAAGTTCTTCACCAGTGAAATCCGTTCCATCTTCTTTTGATCCGAACAATGATTTTTTCAACCACCCAGTTGTCGGTTGATCTGAACCAAAAGATTCAAGATCTTGTTCATATCCTTCGATTTCTCTTTTCAAATCGTTGATGTTCTTGATTTGTGTTTCAGTTGAATCATCAGAACTTTGAATTGTTATCAATGCAAGATCCAGTTGTGCTTTTGCAATTTTCATTGCTTGTTGAATTCGTTCTTTTGTTATTCTTGCACCTTCAGATTCAAGAAGTTTCATCGATTCAAGTTGCTTTTTGTCTGCGTCAATTGCTTCGTTTATTTTGTCAACCTTCGTTTCAATACCATCATTGTTTTCTTTGAATTCTTCATTCAATTCTTTGTTGACTTTCGCAACTTGTTTGTCAACTTTGATCAATTTTCTTTTTGCTTCTTTCAGATTGTTTGTTGCAGTGACCACATCACCACCAGTTGTGATCGCTTCTTTCAATTGTGTTGTGTAAAGTGCAACGTCATCTTGCAAAAGTTGATATTCCGTTCGTTCTTCAATTTTTGTTTTGTTTGATGTTTGTGTTGTTGTGATCAAACCATCAATGATTGATTGTGCGTCCTTCATTTCATCATTTTGCTTGTTTTGAAGATTGTTGATCTGTTTTTCAATGTTGATCCTTTTTGTTTTTTGTTCTTGATAAAATTCTTCGTGTCTGGTGTTTTGTTTTGTTCTGTTTGCGTCCCTTTTCTTCACATCAAGATTTTGACTGATTGCGTTCCCTTCTGCATCAATCATTTGAATTGTTCCATACTTCAGTTCGTTTTCTGATTTCGAATTTGACGCATTGATTTCCGCAACTTCATTTCTTTCCCTTAATGCAAGATTTTCTGCGTCAAGTGCTTTTTGCAGTTTTTCTTGAAGTTCCAGTTCTTCTTTCACCATTCCGATGACTTTTTCTTCTGAAAGTTGAAGAATATATTTTGCTTTTATGTTGTTGACTGCGTTTTTGTATGCAGTTGAAAGTTGATCTGCAAGTTTCTTTTCATCACTTAAATTTGTGATATTAGTTCCAGCAATTTCATTCAATTCTTTGACCGCCTTCAATCGATCTTTTCGTTCAACATTTTCATCTTTTATTTTTGAAATCAATTGCTTGACATTTGCCAGTTCTTTCGTTTGACTATCATCAAGACCTTCTTTGACTTGTTTCATTCGTTCCGTTTCTTCATTGATCTTCTTCATTGAATCCGAAACTTCTTCGGTTTCATCTGACATTGATGAAAAAAGTGCAATTCCACCAGCCAACGCACCGACCAGAAGACCGATCGGATTTGCCTTGATTGCAATATTTAACAATTTCAACGCACGTGTCAAACCAGTCACACCACCACTTGTTGCGATCGCAACGATTCGCATTGCAGTGGTTGCAATTGACCACAAACGTGTTGCAGCCATTGACAACAACATCACTGCCTTATATGAAACAAATGCAGTTGTCAAACCGACAATCACTGGTGAAAGTTTCTTCAACACTTTGAACATTCCACTGATCAGATCAATCACAATTGAAAGAACTGGTTCAAGTGATTCGATCAATGCAATTGCAAATCCTTCGGCTGCACTTTTTGTTTCATCAAGTTGTCCTTTTAGTGTGTCACGCATCACTTCTGCAAACCTTTGTGTTGTCCCTTCTGCATTCGCAAGTTTTGCACTTAATTCGTCAATGGAATCGGCATTTTTTAACATTGACGCAAATGCAGTCACCGATCTTTTGTCAGTGATTTCCAACATTCCAGCAACATCAATTCCTTTTGCTTGAAGTTCTTTCATTGCTGGAACAAGTTCTTCAACTGAAGTCACATTTCTTCCAAGTGATTGTGCAAGATCACCTGCTGGATCAGCAAGTTTCAAAAATATATTTTTCAAAGACGTTCCCATTGTTGATGCGTCCATTCCAGAATTCGCAAGAACACCAAGAATTGACGTTGTGTCTTCAAGTGTGAAACCCATTGCCGATGCAACTGGTCCAACTTTTGACATTGCAGTTTCAAACTTTGAAAGATCCAGTGCTGAATTCGCAAACCCAGCCGCCATCACATCAGTGACACGACTTGTTTCTGCGGAATCAAGATTGAATTGTCGAAGTGTTGAACCAACCAGTGCGGTTGTTGTTGACAGATCTTCACCGAATGCAAATGCAAGATCAAGAATTGAACTTGTCATGTTTTGAATTTCAGTCGGATCAAAACCAAGTTTTGCAAGTTCTTTTTGTAGTCCAGCAACTTCACCAGCGGTGAACGCAGTTGACGATCCAAGATCTTTCGCTTGTTTTTCAAGTTCTTTCATTTCACCAGCGGTCGCACCAGAAATCACACCCACTTGTTTGATCTGGAATTCAAAGTCAACAAACACACCGATCACACGTTCCAGTGTTTTGAATGCCATCACCGCAGCACCGATCTGAAATGCCATTCCTTTGATCGCACCCCCATAGTTTCCGACATTTCGATGTGATCGTCCCATCGCTTTGTCCATCTTTGACATTTGTGCGGTGTTCTTATTTATTTGACCAGATAGTTTTTCAAATTCTTTTCGATCTTTTCCAAGTGGATCGGCAAGTTTTCGAAGTTCCATTGAAAGTTTTGCGTTTTGTTTTGTCAAATCATTATAAGATTTGCCAGTCGCCTTCAATGCGTTGTTTGTTTTGATCAGATCATTCTTTTGTCCGTTCAATTGTTTTCGCATTGATTTCAATTTCGTTTCCGATTCCACAATTTGTCGATTGTATTTTGCACCATCAGCACCAGCATCTTTTTGTGCTTTTTTCAATTGCTTTAATTCTTCAGACGTTTTGTCAATTGCATCTTTGAATTTTACCATGTCGGAAGTTCCTTCAACACGAATGTTCAGAATCGTTTCTAAATTTGCCATTTTTTTATCTTGATTTTAAAAGTTTTTTATAATTTATAGAAAACGCATTTCTTGTTTCCACATATACTTCAAGAAAGTTTCCAGATGCGTCTTGATATACAATCGCACCGCCACCACCTTCCATGAATTCACCTTTGTGATTCACAACAAACGCTGGATTCTTATTGTTTCCAGAAGAAACAACGATCGGATCATTTTGATTTCTGATTGTGTTTGATCCGTTGATGATATGAATTCCACCATGTGATCCAGTTCTTGCATTGTTTCCGATCACAATTGTGTTTGAATCTGAAAGAACTTCATTGTTGTTTCCTACATTGAAAGATTTTCCAGTTTTGTTTGTTCTTGTTCTGATCCTTCCATCGTTCGGTTGAAGTGGTGTTCTTGATGGATCTGGTGTTCCGACTGGATTTCGTGGAACTGCATTGTTCAATGTCAAGTTCGGTGTTGTTGATGATTGAATCAGATCAACACCAGAAACACCCAGTGCGTTTGCATTGTTTTCAAGTCGGATCATGAATTGATAATTTTTTCCGTTTGGAACATCACGTGATTGACCAAAATTTGACCGCTTGTGTCGTGGTGCTTTTGGTGGTTTGTGTGGTTTTGCAACATTCCATTGAAAAAGTTCAACTTTTGTCAACTGGTTTTTTGCTGGTTTATAATCAACAATTTTGTTCACGATCCAATAGGTTGCACCTTCACCGATTCCAGCATCAAGATAAACCAAACGTCTGAAGTCAAATTCACTGATGTCTTTTGCATTCAAATTGAACAATGCAGTTTTGATTCGTGGACGTTCCAGAATTGTGTTGATGTTTTTTTCCCAGAACACTTTGAAAAGTCCATCGCAAAATGGATAAAGTGGTGGTGATGCCGCTGGATTCTGATCGTTTGCTTCAGCATCTTGAAAAGGAAGTGTCGGAAAATAAGTGATTCCACCCAGAATCAAAGAACCGAAAAAGTCCTCATTTTGATTGTTGAATGTTGCTGCGAACGGATAGTCATTCAATTCATAAGGTGTTGATGATGGATTTGTTTTTCCCCACCGCCATGCGTTTCCAGAAATTGATCCGTCCGCTTGAAATACTGGTGTCAAACCACCCCACAACAAGATTCTTGCACCGAATTCTTCAATTTTGTCTGGATAGTCGGAATTCGAAGTCGTTGTCCAGATTGAAGTATATTCAGAATGAATCACTGGAATATATGGTGCTTTTCCAGAATTTGTTGCAATCACTTTGTCGTTGAACATGTATGTCGGACAATAGAATTCAGATCCGATTTGTGTTTCGTCATTTTTGTAAAGATTTCCCAGATCCATTGAATAAGAATTCAAAGAACATTGTTGTTGAACACGATCATTTCGTTCTTCAACAAATCCATCTGATCCATCGTCTTCATAAGTGAAACAAAGATCACGATTCAAAGTGTCATAAACAAATTTTGATTCAGATGGTTGTCCCATGTTTATTTTGTCAGACCAGTCAATTGCTTCACCAGTGTTCAAAAAGAAGTTGTCACGTGGTTCACAATATATCACTTTCGCACCTTCATCTGCAAACCAGTAAAGATTGAAAAGTCCAGTCAACCCATTGATCCATTCAAGTTGTGTTGTGTCACATGGAAGAAGTGAATTGATTGAAATTTGTCCACCATCAATCAGTGCGTTTGTCAAACCACCCCACGTTTTTGCGTCTTTGATTCTGTATTTGCACTGACAAAATGCTTCATATTTCACACCACCATTTGCGTTTTCAGACCAGACGTTGACAAGTGTTTCAAATACTTCAGTATAAAAATAGTATTTGTCATCAGTGTCAACAATATCAACCAGAATGTTTGTTGCTTCAACTTTGAATTCCAAGTTTGTTGATGGCAATGCACCACCTTGTGATGCACGACTTGCATTGAATAAATTGTGCCAACCATTATCAGTTGAATTCTTTGTTTTTCGATCCAGAAATGTCGGTTCATGAAATCCAGTGCTTCCGTTGATTCTGATCAACCATAAATTGCAAGAATATTGTGTTCCGAAATCTTCGAATTCATCATATCCAGATTGTGGATTCACTTGTCCCCACGAATTTCCGAATGCAGTGTCATAGAAAAAACCTTCATTTTCCAAATATGTCCCAGATAACATGTTGAACGGATCAACTGGTTCTGGAACATTTGTGATCGTGTATTGATTGTCCATTTCAACAAGTGCTTCAATGTTGAAACTATATTCACCAGTTTGTGTTGTTTGAAATACAGAAACATTGTTGATCGGTTCAACGTGAAATGATGTCGGTGGTTGTGTCGGTGTCACAAGCCCTTGTGGATCAGTCCAGACACAATTCCATTCAGAACCCCAGATCCACAATCCAGTGTCACAATATGATCCATTCATGTCAAGTGTGTTCAGACAAGCACCATATCCGTTCATATAATTTGCACCAGAACCAAAAGAACCCCACCACCAACCACACCACGTGCGTTGTTCATTCATTTCATCAATATGTGGAAGAAGTTGAAATTTAACATCTGGAAATGTGACACCAGCGGTGATCACGTTGTCTGGATCACAACCAGTGCAACATGGTGTCGGAAGAAAGCCGATCGCACCATCAAATGTGTTTGTCGGTTGTGAAAGATTTCGATAATTTGCTGGAATCTTCCAGCCAGATTCAGTGTCTGGATCAGTGCAATATTCCCATGAATAAGGTGTTGCAACATCAGAATCTTCAGTGATTTCCCACATTTGACGTGGTGACAATGTGATCAGTTTTTTGAACCAGTCAGATTCAAAAAATTCTGATTCTACTTGATAACCAATTCCAGCAAATGCAGTCAAAAGAATGTTTCGAACCCATATTGCCGCAAACATGTCATCAACATGTGCGAAGTTTCCATGTGTCCATTTCCCAGTGTTCACAAGTGGATAAACAACATGTGTTCCAACACCAGACACGATGTGTCCAGAAAAGTTGTGTTCCCATGTTGCTTCAATGTCTTCACGTTCATAAGGAATGATTGATGGTGTGTCTGGAAAAAGATTTCCAGCATCAAAGTCAAGATCACACAAATTCACACTTTCAAGTGCATTCACCCATTCATAATTTTCACCGAAGATCACGCATTGATAATGAAGTGGAACTTTGTCTTGTGTTGTTGCTTGAATTTTGAATTGTCCTTCCATGATCAAAGATCCATCACACCAGATTCTTGCTTTTTTATCTTCGACAAACAAAAAGGAATTGTAGAATGAATCACTGAACAATGATTTCAAAATGTCATTGTTGTTTTGTGTTGCTGGAATTTTGAACGTCTTTGAAAACGATCCTTTTGATTTCGTGATGTCTTGAACATCTTTGATTGAATATGTCAATGCAAGTGGGAAGTCAGTCGGATTGTCAATGTCAAGAACCCCTTCAACATTTGAAGTCGTGTTGTCAATGATTTGAAAAAGTATGTCTGGAACTTGATTTGCCATTTTGTTTTGTTTTTTTACATTCTAGGATAAAGATCAGAAACTGCGAATTGATATTCAAAAGAAACTTTTGAAAATTGTTTTGATGTGTTTCTGATTTTGATTGAATTTGAATTGATAATGATCGGAACATAGGAATTGCACTGACCAGAATCACGAAGATTTTCCCATGAAGTGAAATTTCCGAACGCAACTGGATTGTCTTTCGAAACCAGATCAACACGCAAATAAACAAGTGCAGACGCACCGATTTTTGAAAACCATTTTGCTTCTTTTGCACGAAGATTTTGTGTTTCAATTTTGAATGTTTTTTCTTCTTTGTTCAACCAGTTGTTTTTTCCATAGGATTCAACATTCTTCCAGTCAAGTCGTGTTCGTCTTCTTTCAAAACGTGATCGTTTGATTTTTCTTCGACTTTCAAGTTTTCCTTCTGAAGAAAACATGTCAAAACCACCCAGTTGATTTTTCCACATAAAACGCTGATAAGATTTCGGACGACATGTTCGGTCGATTTTAAACACCCACGTCAGTGACGAACACCCCAGTGATGTGTTTGCTGCGTTTGCAACTTTGTTCACTACTTCATAAGATGCAACATAGTCAAAGTTTGGTCCTTCAGCACCATTCGGCACATAAGCACCCATAATTGACCGAAACCCCACATCAATTGATTGCATTCCGTCATTGTTTGGTGGAAAATTCCATGTGACATTTCTGATTCCCAGTGGTGTCCCATTTCGGTGAAATGTTGTGATCTGCAATTTGTTGTCCAGTGTGATTCCAGTCAACAATCGTCCATTGAATGTGTGCAGATAAAATTGTTCTGTTTTACGAATTTTTGTTGTGTAGTCCCATCGATGTTGTGGATTGTTTGCTTGATAGATGTTGTCAGTCAACCACAACCAAGAGTTTGCAGCATCAGTTGTGTTTTGTTGCATCAGATAAGATCCAAAAGTCAAAGATTCTTGAATTCCAGAACTACCATGCGAAAATTGAATAAATGGTGCAGCACCTTCATGAATATAAAATGAATTTGATTGTGTGATGTCTGAATCAACTTCAATGAATCCAGTTCCAGTGTCAAGATATTCACGTTGTGTTTGAATTCGAACCTTCCAGTTTGAAACCGATTCCCAGTCGATTTGTTCTAGTTGACCTATTGCACCGCCAAAACACCCACCATCACCAAGTGAACGGAATCCAGACGCATCAGATTTCGGAAGTGAATTCACAAGATCGGCAATGTTCAAATCATAATATCCAGCGAAGTCCAGATTCGGTGAACACCTCATTTGTCCACCCCACGTTGTCCATGCTGATCCGTTCCAGTATTCCACTTGTGACAAAATGTTCAATGTGTCTGGTGTTGATTCTACTATTGTGAAATTGATCGGATAAAGCGATGAATTGATCGATTCGTTTTTCGGTTGAATTGTTATTGTCGGAAATGCCATTTTTTTATTCTTTTATTTTTTTATTTGATCACAAGTTCAATGTCACCAGTCAAAGATTTGATTGCAGTTGTGATTGTTTTATTGTAAACGTCAGCGATTTTTTTCACTTCATGATCACGTTCGGATCTTGTTTTTCTTATGAACCCCAGTTTGCTTTTGTCAAATGGAATTCCTTTTGATCCACCACCCTTTTTTCCAGTTGCTTTTCTTGCGATCGCAAATGCAATTCCACGAACAACATCATTCTGACTTGCGATTCCTTTGATTCTGATCCACTTCATAAGTCCTTCAATGTAAAGTGAAGTTGCTTTTCGTGCTGGTTCGTCTGGTGAATAAGGAACTGCGGCTGGATTGACACCATATTCAACAACCTTCCAATAGTTCAACCCTTTGATTTGAATTGAAAGATCAAATTCATTGACAAGTGAAATTTTGTGTGTGAAAGAATTGATCAATGATCCAGACGCACGTCTTTTCAATTGAATCAACTTCAAACCCAGAATCACTTGAATTTCGGTTGCAATTTTTCTGATTGTATTGATGTCCAGTGGTGCGTTCATTTCTATTGATTAAATTCAAAACATCTGAAGAAATAATCAAGATCGAATCGACATTCAATTTGAAACATCTGATCATTTGATGATTGATTTCTTCTTGTTATACTTACAGAACCAGTTCCCATTTGAACCCTTGATCCCAGAACGTTCAATGTGGTTTCAAGCCATTGATAAAAACAATGCTCCATTCCGTCCCATATCGTTGAATATGCAGCGAAATTTTGTTGACCGAAAGTTTCTGATGGAACATTTGAATAAATTTGCAACGTGAATGATGTGTTTGTTTTCACCACTTCACGATCAATGCTGATTTTTCCAGTTGAAGAAATCGGTGGATTCACAACCATTGTTGTTCCACGTGTGTTGTGAAGATTGTCAATTTCTTGTTCCCAGCCGAAATGAAACGTGTTCATCGGGCTTCCTTCTTTGCCACATCGGAAACTTGTCCATGCTGCTTCCATTGTTCCGACAATATTGTTCATTGATGTAAATTGTGCCATGTCTTTATTTTTTTATTTTTTTGATCTTTGTCTTGATTCGGCTTCAGATTCCATTGATGCACGAACTTCGTTTTCATATTCATTTTTTGCCGACTTCCATGAAAGAAATGTCAACACTTCAAACAAGTTTGTTTTTTCCACACTTTCAATTGCGTTGTGTGGTGTCCTTGTGAACACACCATCAATTGCAAGATCATACAATGTGTTCAACCAGCCGAACCCCTTCATGATGTCCCAGTTTTCGTCTGCATGTCTGTTTCCAGATCGATTTCCGTCTTTGAAGATGTTTGAATATTTTTCTGAAATGAATTCGTTTGTTCCATCAAAAAAAAAACGAACTTCCAGACAATGTCCATCGGCAACTTTTCAAACAATCTTGTTTTCTTTTCGATCAGATCATCATTTGTTTTTTCACCTTCTTCTTTGCAAAGAATCGCCATTTGTCTTGCGATCAATCCAAATCGACCACCTTCCATTTCATGTGCGTTGATCGTCACTTGTTCCGCTTCAATGTAATCACCGAACGTTGATTCCTTCATGTTCGGAAATGGAAACAAATATTTTTTATTTTTCCATTTGAAAGATTGTTGTTTGTTTTCTTCAATGATTCCTTTGTCCACTTCTGAATTCAGAAATTGATTCATCAGATCCAGACACTGATTCATTTGTGTCAAATTACATTGTTGAATCACATCGTCTTCAAGTCCAGACAAGAACTTGAACACATCACGATTCGCTTTGATGTTGATCAGTTTTTGTTGTTCTTTTTCATGTTCGTCTTCAAGATCTTCAATTTTCTTGATGTCAAAGTCCGATAAAATTTTGACGATTTTTGCATATTCAGAAACATTCATTTCATTCCATTTGTTTGGAATCGAACACTTGTGTTTTCCTACTTTCAGATTGATCATTGTTTGTTTGTTTTTGTTGTTGTTTGTTTTATTCCAGCGATGTCATCAATGATGTCCATTGCTTCAATTGTCAAAAGATGTTCTGACAACATTTCGTCCAGATCACCGATTGTCAATGTCATTTCAGAAAAAAGATCATGGATCTTGTCTTCAATTTCAATTGTGTTTTCTTCTGTTTTCAATGCACTTGCAAAACCAACTGCACCGAACATCAAAAAGTTTGGCAACATGAACACCCATTCAGTTTTTGAAATTTCATTGTTTTCAATATCTTCACCAAGTTTGTTGTGAATCATTTCCGCTTTTCTTTTCAACGGAATGAAATTCATGAATGTGTTGATTGTCTGATCTTCCGTCACATCGTAGATGAAACGATCCACATCTTTCGTGAATTCCTTCAAGATCTTATGATGTTTTTGATTCAGTGTTTTCATGTTCTTTTCTGTAATTTGCAAAAATACCTTTTATTTTCGAAGTCATGTCGAAGTTTTTGTTTATAGATCATCAACCGAAATAAACGATTCTTGATTTGCTTAAATCAAACAACGATCGCATTGCAAGTGCATCGGAAATGTCTGGTGATCGTCCCAGCATTTGCTTGATCTGATCCTTCGGTGTCATTGAAATTTTGTTGTCTTTGTTGATGTCATGTTGTTTGATCAGTTCAAGTTCTGAAATGATCTGGTGTCTGACTTCTGGATTCTTTTCATCAATGAAGATTTGTCCCTTTGAAACAATAGACGCAAGATGATAAAAACATTGTGTCTTCAAATTCTTATAATTTTGACCATTGATTGCTTTTGATCCATTCACAAAACTTTTGATTCCTTTGATGTAATCTGGAATAGAACCACCAACACCATCAGAATCACAAACAATGTTTGATCTTGAAATGTTGTATTTCTTTGCATATTCTTTCACATGATCAGCAAGTTCTGACAATGTGTTTTTCTTCCATGTCTTGATCTTGATCAGTTTCCACCCACTGAAAATGCAGATCACACTTTGATCACGACCGAATCTTGCAACGTCAATGGACATGTATTTGTCACCATCTGGAACAAATTCATTTGTGAACATATCATTCAAATGATCTATTGAAAAAAGATTTGCATCGTCATCAGAATAGTTCCAGTCACCGAACAACAATCGTTTCTTATTCAGTTGATCAAGTCCTTCAAGTTGTTTGATGTAATGTTTTGAAATGTGTGGATTGTCAGTGACAAGTGATTGAATGAATGCTTTGTTCGGATCAAGTGTTCCGTTTGAATAAGGTTTCCAGAATTGTGAAAATACCCACCCTTTTGACGGATTGCACGTGATCAATGTTTTTGGAATCAAATCATTTTCGTCCAGTTTGTAACGGATTCGACTTTGAATGATTGCAAATGCAGTCGGTGTGATTTCTGCGGCTTCGTCAATGAATAGTCCAGAAATTTCAAGTGATCCAAGTGCGTCAAAGTTTGGATCTGATGGCATTGCAAAAAGATCTTTCAAGATGATCACTGATCCAGTTCTGAAAAAAGTGATTGTGGATTTCGTTTCATTGTAGTTGAAATCAATTCCGCTTTTCAATCCTTGTATTTTGCAAACTTCAAAAAGTGATTGCAATGTTGTTTCCTTCAAAGTTTTCAAACGTGATCTTCCGATGCACCATTTCGTGTCTGGAAACTTCAGACATTGTTTCAAAATAAAATAACAACCCAGCATTGATTTTCCACCACCAGCACCGCCACCATAACAAATCACATTGTGTGTCTGGTTTTCTAGTAGATCAATTGCTTGTGTCTGCTTCGCTGATAGGTGCATTCAAATATGTTTTAGTTTCTTGAAACACGACTGGTGATCCATCTGATCCAGTCAGTTCTTGTCTTTCAACATATCCACGAACTTTTCCTTTTGTTTTCAAAAAGAAGATGATTGCAGTTGAATTTCCTTCTTTGATTAGTTTCCACAATTCCGCTTCACAAATATCAATTGCCATGCTTGAAATATCTTCAACGTCTTTTTTGAATTGTTCATCAGATTCCATGTATCTGTAAAACGTAGATCGTGAACAACCAGTGAAGTGACATGCAAGTGTGACGTTTCCCATGTTTTGACGCAATGATTCGATCAACGTGTCCTTTGTGACTTCAGTTCTTTTTTGTTCCTTTTTTTTAGTGTGTCCCATATTGTTTCATTTTGTTTTCACAAAAATAGAAATTTAATTCAAAAAACTTTGATTGTGTGAAAGTAATTGTGAACCACTAGATGTTGAAACCACCCAGCGATGCGATCGGAACATTCAATGCTTCAATGATTGCGAATTCAAAGATCTTCGATTTGTTATCGTAACCAAGAACATCACCCCAGTTTTCACAAAGTAGTTCCCATGCTTCAAATGTTTCTTCAGACACCTTCAACGTGATCACCTTGTCAAATGTTTCATTCAGTTCAATGTCTTTGATCTTGTGTTCTTTTGTTTTATTAAGATGATCAACAAGCGGTTTGAATTTTTCCAGATCTTTCATTTTACAAATATATAAAAAAAGAACGGATCACATTTCTGCAATCCGTCCCACCTAAAAAACCAAGATCTGACAATCAATCAGATAATGGAAAACAATCACAAAGATTGTGTTTTTTTATTCTTTTGACTTCGATATTTTTGGAAGTTTTTCAATTGAACCATCTTTCACTGATTGTTTCAGTGTTTCTTGTGATGGTTGTTCTGGTTGTTGTTTTGCAAGTGCATCTTGCATTTCTTTCATTTTCTTGTTTCTGATCTTTGACATTTCAATGATCTTGTCAAGACGTTTCAATTCAAGTTTGATGAATGTGATTCCCAGATTGTCATTGCCATGTTTCTTGATATATGTTTTCAACATGTTTTCACAACCTTCTTTTTGTTCATCGTTTTGACACGACCAGATTGTTTGAATGATCTTGAAACATTCGTCTTCTGCACTGATCGCACATTTCAGTGGTGATCTGTTTGTTGTTTTTGTTTCTAAAGTTTTGATGTTGTCCATCAATTTTTGATTTTGATTTTTTGCCATTTTTTTATTTATTTATTATTGATTTTATATTTGTTTTATTTCACCAGATCCATCACAAGTTTCACATGTTTCTGATTCATCACCACAATGTTCACCGCATTCTGGACAAAGATCAATGTCGTTTCCATGAATATTGATTCCACAACAAGTCATGTTGACTTTTCCTTCACCATCACACGATTCACATGTTTCATTTTTGTCGATTTCTTTTTCCATTTTTTTATTTTTTAAAATTGAACTTCAATTGTTTTTTCTTCGATGTCAATTTCAACATTGTCCACATGAAACATTGTGTCAATTGTTCTTTGATCGTTTGTGTCAATTTCAAATTCTGAAATCAATTTGTTCAACTGATCTTCTTTGATTTCAACTTCATGATGCTGATCTTCAAGATCGTAATAAGTCACAACCATTGAATCAGTGAATGAAACCTTTGATGCATACGCACCGATTGATTTGACACCCCACGATCGCATTTCCATGAAGAACGTCCATTCCACTTCAATTGTCAATTCAGTGTCATCAATTTGAACTTCTGGTGAAAGATTCATTTCGTTCGTGAACCAGTCATTGAAACCGAAAAGATCGACATCAAATTTTTCACTTGTGTTTGTTGATTTGAAAGTTTCTGACATCATGACACATCAAATTCAGATTGAACAATGTTGAATTCTGGATCTTGATCTGTTTTCAATTCATCATGAATTCTTTTCATGGTTTCTTTGAACTGATCAAATGTTGTGTCCCTTTGAAACTTCATTCCGAACACGTTGTTGAATTCATTGAATGATTTGATTTTATATGTGAATCCGTTTTTGTATTTCACAACTAATTTGTAAAAGTTTTTTTTCCAGTTTCCACGACCATGTTCATCAACTGCAACCCACCAGTCAATTTCAGTGAATGCAAATGTTTTCGGTTGAACGAATGTGGATCTGAACGCATCGACCATTTTGTTCCATTCACCATCATGAAATGATCTGTTTGCAAGTTCATGTTCTTTTTGATCTACAACTTGAAGAAGTGTGATCTGATCGTCTTTGATCTTGATTTTCAATGTTTGTTCCATCTTTGTTTTTTTTAGGTATTAGAAAAAGACCGATCACCGAAGTGACCGATCATGTTTTGTTTTTTATCTTGACAATGCCATTCCAGTTGCAGCCGATCCACAAATGTTGATTTTGTTGCATAAAGCAGCAATGCAAAGAATGTTTTTGTGTGATGGAAATGTTCTTCCGTTTTTTGTAATTTTTTCCAGTTCTTTGTTCCAAACATTCATGTCAAATCGGTGTGTGTCAAAAAGACCGAAAAGTGCATTGATCGTGTTGTCAAGATCTAAATTGTGAAATGTTTTGAATCTTTGAACTTCATTGATAGTGTCAAGAACAAAGTGTCTTGCATTTGTTTTGAATGTGTTGTTGATTGTTTCTTTTGTTTCCATGTGATTGATTTTTTTAGGTTGTCCGAAACATTGTGTTTCTTTCATGGTGTAAAGATAAAACAATTTTTCATTCGACAATGGACAAATCAAAGTTTTTTTCACTTTTCTTCACTTTACTAGATAAGAACACAACAAAAATTTCTTGATATTTCGTCAAAATTTCTTTCATTTTACACGTTTTCGTTCAAATATTCAGTGATCAAATCGATTGTTTCTTCAAAAGAATGTGTGCATTTTGCACAATATCCACGTGCATTCAGATCTTCCAGCCATTGTTTTTGATGTGGTGACAATCTTCCAGTTTTTGTTTTCAATTCAATTGCAAGTCCGTTGTGTTTCATTGTGCAGTGATACAAAAAAAGATCTGGAAACCCTTTGACATATCCAGATGCCTTCATTTTCTTTGCAACTGAAAGTGATGTTCGCATTCCACCAGCACTTGCACAATATCTGATTTCTGGAAAATTTGATTTGATCCAGTTCACCACTGCAATTTGAATCTTCAGTTCGTCTTGTCTGTTTTTCATCTGATCACTATTTTTTCAAGATCAACATTTTTTTCTTTCATTTTTTCAAACGAAACTTTCATGATGAAATCTTTGATCATTTCTGATGATCGATCTTTTTTCATCAGTGATCCGATTCCATTTGTGTTTTGTTTCTTTTTTGGTTTTGGTTTTTTCATTGTTTTCATATATTCAACAACATGATTGTCGTGTTCAAACCAGAACCCATGTTTCTTCAATTCATTTGAAACCAGTGATCCGAAGTCACTGATCTTCACAAAATTGTTTGTTTGAACAAATTGATTGAACGGATCAATCAGATTTGATTTGATGAAATCATTGTGAATTTTCTTTTTTTCTTCTTCTGAAATTTCTGGTTTCACTTCTTCTTTTCTTTTGATCGTTCTTGTGTGTGATGGATCAACACGTCCCCACCGATCATCAGTTTTTCGATTTTTTTGGATCTGAATTTTTGACCAGTTCAAGAAGTGTGTTTTTGTTTCACGCAAAGATTTGAATGAATCGTCTTTCAATTTTTGTTCAGAAATGAATTCTTTCAAAAGTGTGTTGATCCAAAACATTGAAACTTTCAAATGTCTTGCAGTTGATTCAATCCAAACTTGTGAATTTTTTAATTCATCAACTTCAATGCAAACTGATCCATCTTGAATGTCGTGGATCTTCTTTTGTTGTTTTTTTTCTAAATTCAAAAAATTCTTTTTATATATTTTTTCTTTTATTTTAGTTGAATTATTAGTTGATTTTATATCTGTATTATTATGTTTCAAGTTTTCATCAATGCTGCCTTCAAGTTTTGACGAACTCTGACTTTCGGTTTTCTTAAATGCTGGATCACAAACTTCCAGAACCCTTCTGCGTCCATCAAAAGACACTTGTCTGACAAACCCCAGTTGTTTCAATTTAGAAATTGCAGTTGAAATTGTTGTTTTCGTAACGTCCAGAAATTCAGCGAAATAGTCGTTCGATGCAAAACAACCATCTTGATTGTCAAGTGATTCAATTTCGACCAGAAGAATCTTTTCCAGCCACGAAAGTTGTTTGTTCAAATATACGTGTTTCGGAATCCAAACACCCAGAAAGTTTCGATCTTTGTTTTTGTTTTTTTCCATTGTGTCTTCAATTTTTTAGGTGGCAAAGATAAAAATATTTTTCATTTTTTCCTTCATTTTAGAACGGAACATCATCACTTGTGTGAAACTTTTCACTTGATTCACTAGAATTTTGATCTTTTTGTTTTGGAACAAACGTGTTCAATTCAGCATAGTGTGAAATTCCATTTTCCGCTTTTTCACGTCTTTTTTTCAATTCTATACTGACAAACCCTTTGTCGTTTTTTAATGCAGCCAGTTGATCGTGAAGTGCGTTCACGTTGATGTCGATCTTGATGATTGAACCGCCATTGTCAAATTCTTTTTCACGAATGAACAATCCGTTGATGAATGTTTTGTCTTCCATTTTTTTGTTTTTTTTATTTAATCATATTTATTTTTCCACTGGTTTTTCCAGTAGTTTCTTTCATGTTCTGTTTTTTCCAGTTCTTTTTTCAGATCTGATCGTTCTTTCAACCAGTGTCTGAATTCATATTGCGTCATGATATACACACCACAAGTCAAACCCACAAAGAAAAAAAACACACTGATCATTTGATTGTTTCTTTTATTTTGTCAATTGCACGATCACGTTTTCCGAATCGTTCTGCAAAGATCTTGTTGATTGTTTCCCTTGTCATGTTCAATGATTTTGCAGCCGATTCAATAGAACAATTCATTCTGGTGATGTGATCAATGACTTTTTGTTTCTTGTCTTCTGAAAGTTCTTCAAATTTCGACAAACTTGTTCTTCTTTTATATGTCATTTTTTTATTTTGTTTTTTCATCTTCAATCAATTCATCAATTTCAGTGATATTCAAATCCGTCAATCTTCCGATTGTTCGCAGTTGATCCAGACGGAATCTTTGTGGATTGTCACAATAAGATTTGATTGTCGGTTGCGACAAGTTCATTTCAGAACCCAGCATTCTTTTTGAAATTCCATGAAAACGCAAAGTTTTCACAAGATCATTTTCCTTTTTCTTTGTCATGTTTTTGTTTTTTATTATTTAAAAAGTCCGTTTTTTGCCATCACATCAAACTGATCACGTGGATCACGAATGATTCTGTTTTCTTTCAAAAGATTGATCAGTCCACTGACTTCAGATTCTTTCAGTGTTTCAATCTTGTCATGAAGTTCTTTTTTTGTTCGGTGTTCAAAGACCGAATTGTCAATCAAAGTTTCAATCATTCCGATCAGATTGAAGTTTGTGACAACTGGATCTTCTTTTTCATCAAAGAAATCGTCAATCCATTGTGTTTTTTCTTGATCTGTTTTTTCCATGATCATTTTTTCTTTTTTGATCTTTTCTTCTTGATTTTTGAAATCACTGCATTTCTTTTTTCAATTTTCTTTTTGTCTTTGAAATCTTGAATTCTTTTGTCTGCTATCATTTCAGCAACTGGATTGATGTGATCAAGTTTTTTTCCACTGATGTTTTCGTAAATTGCAGCGTCAAGACGATCAAATTTGTGATCTGGACGATCTGACATGAAGTTTTGAAATCCACGTGACATTCCAGCAACATAGACAACCCACAAAGACAAACCCCAGAAGATCAGCAAAAGGATCACAAGTGTAATTTTTAAGAACATAATTTTTTTTTTTAAAAAGTTAGTATTTTGATTTTATTTTCTTTTTTTAATTTGTCAAACTGATCAAGCGATTTGTTGAATGCAATTTCAGACAAAAGAACCAGTTCTGACAAACGAAAAGATTTGTTGTTTTCGTAAACTTTGCCATACAAAACAACATCATCTTTGTGGATCTGATCCAGTTCAAGATCAAAAGATTTGAACAACCGATCACGAAAGACGTTCACGATCGGACGATTCATTGTTTTCCAGTTCGAACCCAGAACATGATCAGCGGTGTTTTCCAGTTGAAATGTCGGAACTATTTCTTTATATTTTTCAAAGAAATAATTGTCGGACGAAATCACGATATATTCGCCACCAAGAAAAAGTGTGTGTTTCATGTTATTGATTTGATTTGTGCATGTGATTCCATTCGTCCACCTCAACATCTGAATAAACCCCTAGTGAATAGAATGATGTAATTTCAAGAACACATCTTGATTTCGCACGTTTTTGTGCCATTTCCATGTAATAAGTTGAATTGCAATTTGATTTTGTTGCAGATCCAAAAGTTTCAATTTTGACATCACCTTTTGTTGCAGTTGCTTTGACAATGCACCCATCAAGTCCGACCATTTCTGGATTGAACGTGACAACGATTCCATCATGCGACATGATCTTTTCGATTCCAGTTCTTGTGATCATAACATATCCGAATTTTTTGTGTTTGAAAATATCTTCTTCGTTCAAATTATAATGAAGATATAATTCTTTTAATCTTTCACGATTTGTTTTTGAATTGTCGTTGACAATTACTGCATTTTCAATTTTTTCCATTTTGTTTGTTTTTTTAAGTGTTCACAAAAGTAAACAATTTTTTCATTCAATGAAACTTTTTCATTGTTTTTTTTCTGCGTCTTGATATATATTTCCACCCCATCGTGGATTTGAATCAGCATCGATCAGTCCTTTTGATTTGACAACAAGACCATTCACGATGTCACCTTTTTTTGCATTCTTGATCAGTCGTTCCCATTTGTGAAAATTTCTGAATGTAGTGTCCACACACGTTCTGAATGATCTTTCACCATCATTGAAAAAAAGATAATACATTGAACCACCGAATCGTGATGGAACTTTTTTCTGGTTCTTATAAATGAATTGATTTTTCTTGATCATAACCAGTCATTTTTTTGAACATCAATTGTGATCACACCAGAACAATTGTCTTTCGTGTGAATGCAGATCAGTCCAGTTGATAAAACGATTCGATCAACCACTTCAAATTGTGGTCGGAATAAAGATTTGATTTTGCAAATTAAATTTTTCATATTTTATTTTCTTTTTTTAGGTTTGTTTTGTGGATCATAACACTGAAGTGTTTCTTCAAGCGTTTCTTTTATGTCGGTTGAAATGATGTCAAGAATCTGTTTTTCGTGTTTGAATGTGATGATCACCACCCCAGTCCAGAGTGAAACGTAAACTTCAACAATTTCACAACCCCACGACACCATTCTTTTGCACGTGTCTTTGACGTGCTTTTGTCGTTCTTTTGAATCTTTTTCGAAAGTAATTTTTTCCATTTTTATATTTCTTTTATTAAAAAAGACCGATCACTTTCGTGACCGATCTTGTTGTTTTTTTTATAAGTGTTCAACAATCATGTTTTCTGACAATGTCATTTTGTAGTCATCAGCGATTGAAAGATCAATCAATTCTTGTTGTGTTTTATTATTCAATGCATCACAAAAAATTGTCGCCATTTCGATTGACATGAATTCACCATAAGTTTCTGCACCATCATTGATTCTTCTTTGAAGAACTTCATCAGACCAGTTTCTGACATCACAAGCCATGATTGAACGATTCACTTTGAATGAATCAACTGATGTGCTTGAATAGTCCATTTGTCTTTTTGACATGCTTGATTTTGTGATTTGAAATTTGATTGTTGTGTTCACTGAAATTTCTGATTTTTGAATTGTTGTGATAGTTTCCATTTTTCTGTTTTTTTTAGGTGTGATCAAAACTTCTTGTCTTGATTTCTGATGTAAAGATAAAAAAAACTTTCATTCTACAACAAAGAAATCAAACTTTTTTTCATTTTTCTTTGTTTACTAGATAAGGATTGCACAAAATTAGTTGAAAATTTCTTTTATTTTCGTAGATTTTCCAGTGTTTTTTGTATAAAATAAGAAAAAAAACATCGATTTTGATCAAATGTTGTGTGCAAATTGACAAACAAGACCATCATTTTCGTCCCATATAAACATTTCACACGACTGAATGCCGCCTTTGTAACCTTTTAGATTGTGCCATGCATCAGTTCCAGACAAAGATCGCATGAATCGGATCACCATTCCTTTGTGTTCTTGTGTTGCCATGAACTTGATTTCCTTTTTATGGTGCAAATGTCCGACATGGATTTCACGAAATTTTGTTTCAGACCACAATTTCGGTTCTTCACTTGCAACCAACAACGGAAGATCAGCAACCTTTTCATTGTTTCCATGTGTGTAGGTGATCAGACATTGTCCGAACTTATAGTGTTTTCGTGGATTCGCACCATTGTTCACACTGACATTTTCGTTGTTATGATACCAGCATTCCATTGCATCGCCAACATAAAAGGATCGTTCAAAGTCGTGATTTCCTTGAACCACAATCACATCAACTGGTGCAATGGTTGACAACATGTCAATTCCTTTGATCAGTAATTCACGACCAGCACGATATGTTTTTTGCCATCGCAGATCTTCGTCTTGTGGTGTTCCGTTTGAAGTTTGATTCATTCTGGTGTCTGAATTGAAGAAATCGTTTCCAATAGGAAAAACAACACGTTTGATGTCAAACCCCCTTGATCGTTCAATCATCGATGAAATCGCATCAATGAACCTTCTGGTGGCAATTTTGATGTCGTAGTTGTCACCAGTTTCCAAACCCCAGCAAAGTTTTCCGAAATGAAGATCAAAGATGTTGACTTCCATCAATTGTCCATGATTCTTGTTTTCGAATTTTATGGTTTCATATTGTGGTGCAAATGATTTGACATCTTCAATGATTTCTTGTCTGATCCTTTTCAATTCAAAGATTTCAGTTGATTTTTTCAACCACGCTTTGATCTGAAAAAGTGGTTCAACAATGATTTGTCCATCAACTTGTGATCCGACTTCCCATTTGTTGACAACATATCGATCAACATTCCAAACCGATGTGTCTATATTACAGACACGAATCAGATCATCAAGTGTTTTGATCCTTGAAGATTTCGGTGACGTGATTGTTTGTTTGTTTTTGGTGTGATCAACTTCAAGTTCACCACCCTTTTTTGCATATTTTATCGCAGCCGACAAACATTGTGTCTGGATTCCTTCTGGAAATTTTCGAAGATCGTTGATCAGTGGTTGAAGTCCTTCATTCCAATGTGGACGGAATTGCTTTTTGAATTTTGTCATGCTTCAAAATAAAAGAATTTTTTGTTGTGATGAACCTATCTGTTTGAAAGACAATGAACAAAACCTTGTTCAAAACCATCATTTGAAGATGTTGAAGATCTTGAAAATGTCTTTGAAAAAGATTCTTGCAACCAGCAACAACGCAGCAATTGCAAAACAAAAATATGTCCATTCTTTTGCACGTTCTGCAAATGTCGGATTTCTGATCACAATCTTTTCAACTGGAACTTCATGTGTGATGAATATTGTGTCACCTTCACATTCACCAGTCAAGAAGATGATGGAATCTTGTTTCACATATTTGATCGTGATTTTGTCTTTGATCACAATGATCGTGTCACTTGAACCATCAACAAAAGATGTGTCAACAATTACTGGATCAATTTTGATCGTGTCTTTCAAAACAATTGTGTCATTGTTCTGAAGAAGTTCTGGAAATTTATCAGTCAGTTTCAAGATCTTTTTTTCCGCACGTTCTATTTTGCACAATCTAGTTGTGCAACAACTAGAAACTAGAAGTCCGAAGATCAAGAAAAAAACTATTTTTTGCATTCACAAAATGTTTTTGATCCAGACGATCTTTTTGTTTCTCCGTAGATGTAACCGATCACAAATGGTGAAAGTGCGGCAAAATACGCTGCAAATTCTGACATGTTTGTGTCACTTTTGATTCCTAAAAAACCGAAGACAAGCCATGACAACATCATGAACAAAGTCACCAGAAATCGTTTTGATTTTAACATTTGAAAGATATTTGAAAAAAGTTTCATATTTTATTTTTTTTTTTGATTATTATTTTCTTTGTAGTTGTCATTTTCCATGTAAAGATTTCCAAGTTTCAAACCAATTTCACAACAAAAGTTCGCAACATTGAATGATGGACATGCTTTGTTTGAAAACTGATTGTGTCCAGCAACCTTCAGATCTGGATTTCGCAAGATTTCATGTTTGATGTAAATTTCAAGCGTTTCTTTTTGTTCTTTGTTCAGTGTGTTTTTCGGTTCTTTTGTTTCTTTGTCAAGTCCGCCAATGTAGCAAACATGCTTTGAATGTGAATTTTCACCTTTGACACCCCACGTCATTTCAGAACTTTCAATGAAACCATCATAAGGATTTGAACCTTTTGCAAAATGAAGATTGTGAAGAACACCATCAATTGTGATCAAATCAGAATATCCAACCCTTGACCAACCACGACCAGATTTTCCCATGTGCCATTTCTTGATTGTTTCTGGACGAATGTCGTCACCTTCATAAGTCGCAGAACAATGAATGATCAGAAATTTTTGTTTTTTCATCTTCCTTGTCCATTGTATTTTTTGACATAATTGTCAGAACCTTTTGTTTTTGATGTCTTTGATTTCGCATGAACACCCCTTCTTTTTTTTGATTTGTTTTTGCGAAAGACAAATGATGCCATTTTTGCCATCTTTCAACTTTTTCTTTTATCGTTCCAGAATCTGATTTCTTTTGTGGTCTTCACGATCGTCCACACTATTGCTGCGGTATAAGATAGCAACTTCAAACCCATTTCAAGATCAGTCAATGAAATTCCAACTGCACCAACGTTCAACATTATTGTCAACGGACAAATTCTTTCAATCATTTCATTCATTTTTGTAGTCACTTTTTTTTTATTATATTATTATTTTAATGTTCAAGAAGAATTTGACAATTCAACATGAATGATGAATCTTTTCCTTCTGGACAATATGCCGACAAAAGAAGAACTTCATTCTTTGTCAATGTTTCCGACCACCCTTCACATGTTGTGAAACTTTCAATGTCAAAACAAAGTGGTGTGTTGTTTCCAGTCATAGTCAGTGAAACCGATGCCGCACGACACACATCAATTGTTGATGGATATTCTTCCGATGGAACTGGACATGGCATGATCACACGCAACAAAGACAAAACAACCTTTTGACCACTTGCACCGAAACACCACCCATTCCAAGATCGCAAACCAGAACCACTTTTCGGACAAACCCAGATCGATGAATTGACCATGTTTTTCGGTGAAATCGTTGTGATTGCTGGTGATCCTAAATTTGTGCTGAATTTGTGTTCGTTGTTATATTGTGCATTCCCTAGTCCGAATTCAGATCCGAAAAGAATGTTTCCGTATGCTTTGACATTTCGTGAAATCAAATTCGTGTCCGTTCCACCACCACCAGACGAATTGATTGTGACCACACCAGTTCCACCAGTCGGTGCGATTGTCACATTTGTTCCAGCAACAATTTGTGAAACCCCAGAACCACCACCAGAATCGGCAACCCATTCAAGATTTCCAGATGCGTTCTTTGTCAATTTTGTTGAATTTGCCGCAGTTCCGAAGTCCTTCGGATTGTGGATCTGGTCGTTTGT